TGTAATACGCGATTAACCATTCTTTACATCTTTTTTGAAATTTATAACTATCCATTTATTTCCTCCTAATTTATTGCAATAAAAAAGCACATCTAACCCATTACAGCTGTAATTAGTTAGTGTGCTATTAATTTTATGCTAAAAGATAACCTCTAGCTTTCTTGTATTTTTCAACTCTTTTAAAGTCTTTTTCTGTAAAACATTTCAGTCTGTTTAAATTCATATTATCTTCTAAATCCATTAGTTTTACTTTTCTTGCAATGCTGTTACTTTTTATATTTTTTACATAATCCATGTATGCTACATTTTCTGGATGCGTAAGTTTAATCAAAGCATCTTTTTGTTCAGAGTCAAGAAAGTCAAAATCATTAATTGTGTATTTGTCAGAATCTTCTAAAACATCGTGCAACAGTGCAACTATCTTATATCGCCTGTCACTTATTTTCTTAGAAACTCTTAAAGGATGTAAAAAGTATGCGTGTCCGCCTTTATCTTTTTGACCTTTATGTGCATTCAACATAATAAAAAAAGCTTTAATATAGTTGAGCATAATATTCTTCCTTTGTTATATCTTCTGTATATATCGACCCCAAATCAATTTTAGAATAGAAATCATTAAATACTTCCTTACCATCTTTTATGCAATAATACATGCCACCTTCACGTTTAACATACTTTTTATAGTCTGGACAATAATAATATACAGTTGGCGTTTTAAACTTCATAATCATTTAATCCTTTCTACATACTTGGGTATTGGAATTTTATTACTAATTTTTATCATTTCTTTGGTTAAATTATCCCATTTCATCTTATTCTTATTTCTGTCTAACACTCTTTGTTTCTCATATATTTCATGTAATCCGTGTTCTTTTACATAATAAGACTTATCAGTATGATACTGTAATTCAAATATTACCCCGTTGTTATCTTCGACTAAAGTATTAACTCCTTTATAAACAACATTTTGTTCAAAAGTGTTTTTTACTCTAACTATATTATACCCTTTATTCCTTAGTGTTCCAACAGTTTTGAAATAATTATTAGTAAAATCTTTCTCCTTACTAACAAAAGTATATCTTAATTTATCATTGATTCCTTTTGCTGCATCTTCCAAAGAAATTTCTTTTTCTTTTGAATCTGCGATTATCTTACGGGATAAGCTTTCTATGCTTTTAAACCTAAAATCTAAACCTACTAATTTTGATCTATTATCATGTTCTATTGATTTAAGTATAGATGTAATGTTTTTCTCATAAGGTTTCAATTTATTAATTTCATTTTCTGCTATCTCAGTTGATTCAAAATAATCGCCATACAGTTTCTCATACCTATCTACATAATCATCTGGTATAACCACGCTAAAACTACTACGGCAGTTAACATGCATTGGCGGAAAGTTTATCCCGACCTCACGATCCTTGAGCTTAAATATCTCCCCGTCCAAATCCTTGCACACATCACTTGTTTTTCTATCTATAACAGCTACATACTCATACTCATCATATAGCTTAGAATCATCAAATGTCTTCATCATAGCTTCATTATTGATTCTTGTACCTTCAGTTCGTACGATTCTCTTAATATCCGCTCTTGAGCGATTAACAAACCTCTCAGACATTTGTTTTACAACTCTATTGAAACTGTCGCCTCTTATAATAGACGTCTTAAAATCATTAGTTAAGTAACTAATAAGCTTACTTTTATTTTCCCAGATTCTATCACTGTAATCTTTCTGTTGAGTCCATTTCTTATTAATTAATAGCTCAGCACTCTCTTTATCAAAACTAAGCATAGTTCTTCCAAATCCCATACTATCTGCCATCTCATAATAAGTATCTCCGTATAAACCCACCAAATAATCATGTAATCTATCAACTTCTTTAGCACCAATTTCTAATTGCTGTAACTTTATAGACTCATTAAGTCCTTCTAGCCTTGTCAACTTATAAATTGATTTTCTGACATCAGTTAAATGTTTGTATTGCGGGTATTTCTCAATAAAAGCATCAAATTTTTCGTATAATAATTTTCTGTCGGTACTGCTTAATCTAGTTAAAAGGGATCTGTATTCAATAACATTATCCTTACCATACCTGGCAAAATATTCGGCAATTTCTTTCCCAAGCTTGTGAGATTCTTCCTTGTAAAACTGAGTGAGCTTTTCGATTAACTTAGCCTCATCTTTTTCCAAATTATCCCACAATTCTTTTTGTCTTTTACTTGAGTATTCATTATACTGGTTTAGGTTCTTCATCTACTACCCTCATAAAACCATCAGAACCTTCAATGTCTTTTCTTTTATTTTCAATCTCATCTTTTGCATTATCCACAATGCTTAAAACATTGACTTGTGTTTCTTCCGATACAATACCACTTAAATTACGCGCTATTTCTGTTTCCTCTAATAAATTAGATGGGACATTCCTAGTAAATTTATACCTAATCTTAACCCAATCATCACCATCCAAAGGACTTCCAGGATAATCGGCAATTATCTTATATCTCCTGTTAAGTCCAGCTGTAAATTTACGCTCTTTGGTTCTTGCTAAATTGTCCATAGCTTGAAGTTTGTATTTTAAAGACACTCCTGTAGATTGTGCGAAGTTCTCATCAGAAATATTAGCCACCATTGAAATTTGAAATATCAAACGCTCTAGTCTATCCAATAGATTTTCTTGAGTAGTGTCACTATTAGGTTTTGCTAAGAAATCAACTACCACTTTCTCAGAATTTTCTCCGCTAACATTAATAATTCGATAGTCTCTTAAATTCTTGATAACATCTTCATCTAACTTTTCACCTAATATTTTCATATACGCATCAGCATAATAGTCCACATCATTAGCTTTTTCACTAATTGATTTATTAAAAGCGTTAATAAGACTCTCAACACTCTCAAAAATCCCCTTACGCTCTGCATTCTCAACATATTCAACAACTGGCACATCATTAAAATAATGTTCTTCTTCTGAAATAAACCTTATTCCATCATCCATGTACATAAAATGGGTAATCTTCTTATCATCAGAAAAAGTACCCTCAATCTTTCCGTCAACGTTCTTATAATACCTAACACAATACAAAACCTTTCTTCTTATGCTCTCATCAAACACCAAAAAAGCTTGCATAGGATTCAAATATGTTAATCCAATTTTTCCATTCTCATCATTAAAAATAAGCTCAAATCCGTGTCCATATATACTACAAATCTTTGACAATTCAGCATTATTATCATCTTGATTATTGTAACTATCCAAAAAATCTAAATAATCATTAACCTTCTTGTTTTCATGAGTTGATTTAATAGGATTTCCAATAAAATACCCATTAAAAGTATCTACAATATACTTTGCGAAATTTACTGATAGTCGATTGTCAGGCTTGTAGCTATCCTCCTTTTTAGGTTTAAAAGAAATAGGAGACACAGTCTCATACATATTTTTTAACTTTTGATAGTGACCTATATTATTCTTATGTCTTTGAATAAATTTATCCAGCAATTCTGGAGTCATTCCAGAATCCTCAGACATAGTAAACTCCTTATCTATTGAATCGTTAACTAAATTAATAGTCTCTGTAACATGTGTTGTCATTAAATTATCCCCCTAAACAATTGGACACTAACCTTATCAGATGCAGACTGCAAACTATATCGTAAAGCATCCATTAAATGGTTATTTTTATCTTCTGGAATATTAGTAAATTTCCCCATAACCTTATCAAATTTATATGAGTAACTATAAAACTCTTCTTTGCAGCTAACTAGAGATGTATCACAAATAATTTTCAGACTTTGTAACTTATCAATTCCTTGATTAACACTACTATTACCTTTTCTAGATTTTTTAATCCTAAGACCATAATCATTGTTCAACTCAGAAATCAATCTGTCCTCGGCACAGTCCGCAATAATAAGAGATTTAGAATAACCTTTTGACTTAATCATCCTAGCTATCTCATTAGTATGCATACCAGTTTCGTAATGCTCATCAATCAGATACAAAATCCCATTTTCACTATCAAGCCAAGAAACCACAAGAGCTGTTGGATCATGAGTAAAACCAAAATCCAACCCAACTATTAGCTCGTAATTTTGTTTCGCTAGAAAATCCTTATCTAACGGTCTATACTCTACATTCTCAAAAACAAGTCCTTCAGATACTCCCCATTCTCCATCGCACACAATCTTTGCACGTCTGGGATTAGTTTTATAAAGCTTTTCATATCTTTTTATAGTTTGCTCATCTAACCACTCATTAAGCTTGTATGTAGTAGTTAGAGTAAATACATCATCATCTTTAGCATCAAAAAATTCGCTTTTTAACCAATGATTTTCGCTCCAAGGATTAAAAGTAAGTATAACCTGCCTGTATGCGTTTTTGTCTTCTAAAATGCCCCTCATACCTTCTACAACGGTATCCAATTTATCCCTACTCTCTAACTCATAAGCTTCCTCTAGCCATAAATGAGTGATAGATCCTTTCTCTAATTGAATTGAAGTCATTTTCAAAGCATCATCAAAACCACGAAATAGTATTTTCTGACCCGTCGGTATATAGGTTGCTTCCATTGGACTAACCGTAAATTGCCATAAATTTTGAACACCAAGCCTATTCGTAGCGCTCTTTAAACCCACAAACACGCTATCTCTCAAAGTGTTTTGATACCTTCTAGCAGCAATAACATTCATCCAAGGGTACTTCATCATCTTATAAATAATTTCTATCTGTGTAGTAACGGATTTCTTACTACCTCTACTACCCTTAACAACCTTATAAAATTTTTTACAATTCCAAAACTCGTTATATCCTTGACCAATCAAATTTGAAACACGAATAGCGCCCAAAACTAATCAGCCCCTTGAATATCATCGATAAAAGTAGGTAAATTAATATCGACTTCTTGTTTATCAGTCCACATTCCGTATCTCTTCCCAAGAAGTTCAGCCGCTTTTATCCTGTCTTTAGCAGAGACCTTTATTTCTGTTATTTTTTGCTTACCATTACCGATACCGATTAGTACATTTTCAGATTGTTCCCCACGCATTATAGAAGTTAGATAAGTTAAAACCTCTTCTTGTTTTGCGATATTTTTATCTTGAATTTCTTTCTCTTTTTCCCTTAATGCAGAAATTATTTCAGGCTTCTTCAAGTTTTCATTCCCAATAGAATAACAAGTCTTTTTACTATATCCTGCCAACCTCGCTGCATCTGTTGCATTTCCGCTGATGAAATATTCATCAACGAACTTCTGTTGCTTAGCCGTCAAAGCCATATCATCAGCCCCTTTCTTTCACTAAAAAAGGACTATCCACAACTGGATAATCCTAATTTAAATTTAAATTTATTTAATCAATTGTAATTCTCTTTTTAAAGCTTCTTGTAAAACAGATGAAAAATTTATATCCTTTTCTCTTGCCATCACGTCAAGCCATTGAGGAATGCTCAAAGTTTTTTTTATAGATTTATTATTAATTGCTTTTCTAACTAAAGGCATCCACACGCTAATTAGTACCGTCTTTTGATTTGGGTCTAGCTTAATATCTTTTAACTCACTCGCTTCAGGTATCTCTTCACCTGCAACTTCCATATTTTCCATCCATAACCCAAGGACTTCCTCCGCCATCAATAATGCCTCTTCATCTGTATCAGCACAGCTAAAACAACCTGCTAAATCTGGAAAACTAATACTAATACCATCAGCATCATAATCAAATACAGCAGGATATACGTATTTATCTTTCATAAAACACCCCTTTCTTAGTAGAGAACCAAGGGGTTATAATTTAACCCCTGTTTGTTCTTCAATTCTTTTAAGAGTTTTAATTGGATAACTATCTCTAGGATGAGGTATTGTAACCTTTCCCAGTTCAGGTTTGTCAGGATTTATCATAAATCTATGACTCCCTCTTGAAATCCCCGTTTCTATCCAGCCGTTTTTCCTTAAAAGTTTGAGTAGTTCTCTTGAGTTATAACTCTTCATAAGAAGCGTCCTCCTTACAAATATAATTATACGTATTATTTTACGTGTTGTCAAGTCTTTTAATTATTTTCACACCAAAAAAGCCGATACCAGCGTATCGACCTTCTTATGTATAAATTAAATCGGAGTGAATATGAAACTAAACAAAAAATTATTTTTGCTCAATTCTTTTCAATATCACTATATCATAATTCATACTGTAATTTACTGTACACTTTATAAATCTTTTATTAAATTTAACGCTTTGCGATGCATCTTATAGATCATTTCTACACTTCGATGCATAATCTTCGCAATATCCTGCCACTTCAAACACTGAACATATCTTAAATTAAGTAATACACCATATTCCCCATCCACATTGCAAATCTTTTTCTTATAATCCTCTCTCAGATTGATTAGCTCACTAATATTTCTATTGATTTTGCTTTCCAAATCCACAATTTTTTCAATCAAATCATTATCATTTCTAACACTTGATTGCACCTTCTCACTATATGCAGACGGAGACCTAATTAAATACTTCAAGGAGTTAAGCTTTTCTAACTCCTTGATATCCGCACTAATCCTTAAATCTAATAAATAGATCATTTGCAATTCCTTCTTAGTCATTTTTTTACAAGTCTTCCTCTTTGACAAAAATTCCATCAATTGTCCTACCACGTCTCTTTGAAATCTTGTCATATGCCATTTCTAAACACTCTACACAATCAATTCCTAGTTGTTTACACAACACAATTAGTGTTACAAAAATATCTCCCATTTCAAGTTTAAGATTTTTCCATCTTTCAACTTCTTCAATAGAAAAATCTTGCTCAATATTTTCATCATATTTGAATTTTTTATATAACTTCCAAATATCCATTTCAGTTTTAAATTCAAAAACTTCCTCAATAAATTTCATAAATTGTTTGTCGGCGTTTTCTTCGTGTAATAAATCTTTTTCTTTTGCCCATTTTTCTACTTTTGTTTTTAATTCTTCAAAATTCATATTATTTATCCTCCGTCATTTTTTTAATTATTATAATAGCGTTGCCTATTAAACATCCTATAAAAAGCCAAAATATCATTTCTAATAAGCTCATCTATATCTTCCATTTTCAATCTTGTATAGTCTTGAATTAATGTTTTTCCTAACTCTATTGATTAACATAGCATTAATATCTGCATTATCATCTTCTTTAGCGTCTGATTGATTTCTGAAAATATTCTGTTCTAACTCCTCAAAATCAACTTCACAAGCTAAAAGCAATTTTTCAACTTCTTTAATTGTCATTTTCAATTTCCTCGTCCATTTCACTCTCGATATAACTTATAACTTTAATATCAGGTATTGACACAAGAGCAACGAACTTATGATTACCCTTTTCGTCAATCAAGCCTAAACGATAAAAGTCATAATCATAATTATCGTCATCAATTATGTGTGTATTAGCATTAAATACGCATTCTGTATTGTCTTTAAATATAATTTTAATTTTAGTCATCATTTTATCCCCTAAATTCTTCATTGCCTTTTTGAAAACCTAATTCAAAATTAATATAGGACAATAAAGACATAAATTCCTCTACGTTAATTACTGCTTCATTTACATCACTATCCCATTGAAATTCCTTTTTAATCAACTCATTTATCATATCAATCTGTTTTTCCGTCAAATTAAATTTATATTGTTTATCCCTCATTATTCCACCTTTGTAACCTTGAAATCTTCAATAATTGTATAATCAGCAAATTCTATTTCTTTTCTAATAACATCTTCTAATCTTTTTATATAATGCTTATAAATTTCATCTTTCGTAATGCTATATTTTTCAATTTCTTCATCTGACAATTTCCAATCTTTTATCTGTTTTTCGATATTTTCTACAACTGTAAATTCTATTTTAATTTTCATCTTCTACCTCTACTCTTCTAAAATATATAAATCTTTGCTATATTTTTCTTTAATCAGTTTTATTTGTTCTTCCGTAAACTTATCTCTATCATAAAATTGTGTTTTTGAAAAATCTGTAATTAAATTAAAAACCTTAATTTTATTATCATCTAAAATAAATTGCCAATAAGCAAAATCAGTAGAAAATTTTAATAATACACATTTATGAACTATAGCAACTAAATGATTTTCCTTATCTTTTATATGCCAATAAACATAACTATCACTAACTGAATAACCTAATTCTTCAATTCCTTTTTTAAATTCCTTAGTCTTCATCTTCCACTCTCCAATAGCTCCAATCAATAAAACTACTCATATATCCGTATAATGATTCTTCAACTTCTTCTTCCGTTAAATTATCATCAAGTTCTAATTCATCTTCTGTAAAATCTAAATGCCCTACAATTTTATATTTCATTCTTCCACCTCTACCATTTCAAAACCATCTAAATTTGTATTTAACTTCTCTTTTAATTCTTCAATTTCTTTTTCTGTAAATTTTTGACTATAATGATCTAAATTTGTCTTATATTTCAAAAACGATAACCCCGAGGCATTTTCAATTGTGAAAAATCCGCTACCACCGCCCGCAATTCGAAAATACCTATGTATTAAATAATACTTCTTTTCTTCCTCTCTTTCCTCAACAGGCGTATTTGCATATTCAAAACATAGTTTATATAGTTCCTCAACATCATATCCTGTTATATAGCAAGAATGTCCATCTGATATCGTACTAATTGCATATTGACAACTCGTCCAAATCTTAACTAAATCTTGGTCATCAAGATATATTGTGATTAAATCATAATCAAAAATTGATTTTTCATTAGAATACGGATTTTTATAATATGCTATATCAAATCCCATTTTCTCGACTTTTTCTATAAATTCTTTAGTTTTCATCATCTTATCTCCCTAAAATCATATTGTTCATCGTATTTTTTTAGAAATATCTTTTTCTTAATTTTATATACATCAGTCAATACACCTTTAACATCTTCTACTATAGCCTTGCCATCGTTATCGATGTATGAAAAGTCTGCAACATACTCAATCTTTTTATGTTTTACTCCGTTTTTATCAAAGAATTCATCTTGTAATAGGAACCTAGGCTGTAACACTAGGTTCCTTATTAATCCTGCTTTTAAAAACAATTTCAATTCACAATATCTTTCAGCTTCTTTCGTGCTGTGGAATAGGTGTCCATCTACAACTTTCTTTTTCGCGTTATACTTGCTTCGTCTCGCCATTTTTCGCATCTTCCCTTTTCATTTTCTCAATAAAACTATTTAGAATTTTATTGTTTAAGTTTCTTGATTCCTCAGATAATTCATCGTCCTGCTTTGGTCTATAATATGTTTGTTTCTTCCCATAATTGTTTCTTGGTTTATTCGTTCCTGCTTTCTTTTTCTTCAAAATTCCATTGATATATGCCAATGTTCTAATATTATTTTGTTCTGCAATCTGTATTGCTTCTTTTACCCACTCAAAACTATACATTTCCATATAATCGCTTAACACCTTAGCAGAATACGGACTTATCAAACCAAACCCACAATCTTGATACAGTTTTATTAGCTCAGCCAGCTTTGGATTATCTAAATCCATTTCTTCTGGAGGGGGAACAACACCTGTAGTGTTATTACTCATTATTAATTCATTATTACTCATTATTGTTTGTTTCTTTTTGATTTCTTTTTGATTTCTTTCTGTGTTATTTTTGATTTCTTTCTGTGTTACTTCTGTGTTATTTTTGATTTCTTTCTGTGTTACTTCTGTGTTACTTTTTGTGTTTTCGTTATCTTGGTAAACATCGTAATTTACAATGCTATAAGTGGTTTTTTTGTTGTCACTTTTATAGCTAATCATGTTTTCGTCACTTAACAAATTTAAAAACTTTTTTACTTTCGTAATGCTCCAACCCCAGCGTTCGGATAATTTTCTGAGGGACGTTATTTTTTCGCCCCTCTTTATTTCAACCAAGCTTCCATTAAAAATGATTTTATTGTCCTCGTGATTAGCTAATAAAAGCAAGTCAATCCATGCTTGACCTCTTGAAAAAGGCTTATCCTCCCATATTTTATTGTCTTGTATCTTCCTATGAATACTAATCCAACCATAAGCCATTTACATCACCTAAAACGGCAAATCACTATCAAATGATTCTTGAGCGCTCATACCCAAATCAGCTGGATTGCTGTATCCTTGGTTATTATTTGTGTTACTGCTGCTATTTGATTCAATAAAATCAAAACTATCAACAACAACATCTGTCGTATAAATTCTTTGCCCCTGTTGGTTTTCATATGATCCAGTTTGAATATGACCTGATACAGCTATTCTTTGTCCTTTTTTGAAATAATTACCTATATTCTCCGCTGTTTTCCCCCACGCCATACAGCTAATAAAATCAGCCGTCGGATATCCGTTGTTTTCTGCCTCTTGTCTTTTTTCTTTACTTAGCTTTCTATTTACCGCTACCACAAACCTCGCATTTGCCATTTGTGTATTCGCCGTATATCTCAATTCTGGGTCTCTTGTCAATCTGCCTAAAATAAATACACAATTAGCCATAAATTTCCCCCTTATTTTTTAGTCTTGTTTTATATTTTGATATTAAAGATTTGTCACACCCTATTTGTTTTGCTATATCCACGTTTTTAGTTCCTTTTAAAATTTCGTTTTTTAACCATTTTTCTTCTATTTGATAAGTTGTTACAAAGTCTTTTTTTATTCCATATTCTTCAATCTTTCTATCAACAGGATCTCTACTTATTCCAAATATATTCCCTATGTCTTTAGGTGTTTTATTTTTCACCAAATATAAATATTCTAAGCTTTTTTTATCTATATTAAAGGAGTTTTTTAATCCGATTTCTATAGCATGATTAACATTATCTATTTGTCTACACCATTCTAAATTTTCAAAATAATTATTTTCCGGATTTCCATCTTTATGATTTACAACATTGTAATTATATGGATTCGCAACAAAATGTTTGGCTACTAATCTATGAATTTTTATCGACTGTCTTTTTTTGTTTTTTACTAACTCAACTTTTTTGTATCCAGTTGATGCATAAGTTTGAGTTAAGAGTTTTGTGTCTTGATAATATCCGCCATTTCCATTTTCCCTAAAACGTCTTAGACTTAATACCCTTCCATAGTTACTAATTAAGTAAAGGCCTTCGTAACCTTCTATATCTTTCCATTCTTCCATCAAACTTACATTATTCATTTAAACTCTCCTTACATACCTCTACCGGTACTCCCAATTTCTTTTCTATACTATCTCTTATCAATTTCTCATCGCTATTACCATCACTAAGGTGTAATATATGCACTTTCTTTAATTTGCTCATTCTGACACTATCTAAGGCTTCTAGAACAGTTTCCAAACTCATGTGATTTTTAACAATTCTATTTCTCAGACTAGCATTGATTTTGTTTTCGTCTACACGTTCATCTATTAGCTTTTTAACGTAGTTACACTCAATCATCAGGACATTTATATCACTTGGTATTTTATACGCCATAAACGCCGTGTCAGTTACAAATAACAAGCTTTCTTTTGTCTTTATATCCTCGATGTAATACATTACAGGTTCTTTTGCATCGTGTATAGCTCTTAACGGCTGTATCAGAATATTATTTATATAAGTTGTCTTATATTTTGTCTCAGCCCAATTTTTAAATATCTTTAACCTATGACCACTAACTTCCAATGCTTCTGCCGTTCCTTTTGTCATGTAGCAATCAATTCCTGCTTTCATCAAATCCTTAACTGCCTTGGCATGATCCATATGCTCGTGAGTTACCAAACAAAAATCTATATCAGACACTTTATAGTTCAACGCTTTTTGTATCTTCTTAAAAGGTAGTCCGCATTCAAGTAATATCTTTGTGCCATTTATATCGACCAGGTAGCAGTTTCCGCTACTACCTGAGCCAATCGTCTTAACATCAATCATTTCACGCTCCTAAAATGGTGCTTCATTTTCGTTTGTATCTTCAATCTCAGCTTCGATTATTTCTCTAGTTTCTTCGTCTACACTTTCAGGAATTTCTTCTATTTCAACTACTTCTTTATTTGCAAATTCTTTCTTTTCTTCTTCTAGTTCTCTGTCTGTATCTTCAACTGATTTATTCATAAATTCTGCAATCTTATCGCTATCATCACTCGTAGATACATAAAATTTACAAGCTCTATTTATAACTGTTTTTATAGCCATTTGGTCTGGAAAGTTCTTGTGTGCTCCGCTATTTCCTTTCATGCTTCCTTGATTCCAAGCGTTATGAATTTGATTGATATCCATATACTCAGTGTGCAAAATCTCATTATCTCCAAGTATCAAAGCAAACGCCCCAATCAGATTTTTACTATCTCGATTAAGACCTGGACAAAACTCCAATATTTTTTGCTTTCCAGTGAGAATATCAAATCCCAACTCAAACTTGTCATCTTTGTACACCGCATATCCTTTAACATCTTTTACACCTTTAATTCTCTTAGTTAAAGCTATTGTTCCAAGATAACTCCTACTCATCGTCAATTTGTTTCCGTAAGCTATAAAATAACATTGATCCTTGCTGGGATTAAGTCCTTGTGTCGCCATATCAAGCAAACTATTTGCGATACTTTCTTGCGTACAAGCTTGTAATACTGGCTTTTTGCCACTAGTTTGTGTCTCTTGTAATATCAAATACGCACTCTTTAACGCATTACCTACGCTGTAGTTGTTAGGAAGTTCTATGCTTCCTTTGTTTTGCATTTCCGCAATTCTATTTTGTACGCTGTCTACAATTGTTTTTTCTTGTTTTGCTAATTCGTTCATTTTTATTCTCCTTTTACAACTAATTCTTTATCATCTGATACAAACAACTTCACGATTTGTCCGTCTGTATCTACTATTTTGTTTACACTTTCTGCATTATCTACAAAGATTGGAACACTTGCATCTAATTTCTTTGATATCGTGTTTATAATGTCCAATCCTGCGTTGATTTTTCCTGCGTTATTTACATCTGAATAAGGTACTCCGTTGACTGTTGCTTCGCACGTCTCAACAATTCCGCCATTTACTTGTGTATCAAATAGTTTGAACTTAACATCTTTAAACATTTCATTGATTTTGTCTTGTACTAAATCTGTATATATCTTGATGTATTCTTCTGTCAAATACACAATTCTTTGATTATTTTCGTATTCTTTTGCTAAGTCTTTTTCCGTTTTTTCATATAGCTTAACTTTTTTGTCGATTTCTGCATTGAGATCCTTTTTAGCAAGTTTTTGTATCATCTGTTCCAGGTCTCTTTTGTAGTTTTCTTTCAAATCTTTTAGTCTTGAATTATCAACACTTGCAATAGATTTTAATTCTTCTTTTATTTTTTCTATAGCTTTTTCGTGTTCCTTGTACTCATCTGGAAGTTGCTTAATTTCAGGTTCTTTTCTAGTTTCTGTAAACTCTCCTAGTAAATCTAATTGTTGTCTTTTGCTTATGATTTCCGCATTGATTTTGTCAACTTCTTTTTTTATCTCTTTTATGCTGTCCTCTGCTGAATTAATGTTTATTTTTATACTATTTGCTTGTCTTTCAATTTCTGCTAACTTTTCAGCTTTGTTCTTGTTGAATTTAGCTATAATTTCACTTTTCTTATCTTCGTCAAATTCTTTTCCACACACTGGACAATTAAGCGATTCATTAAATTCCTTGCTCTTTTCTTCAATCCATCTATTTCTTGATGCGTTCAAGTTTTCGTTGTTTTTGTCGATTGACTGTTGATATATTGCCAAGGTTTGTTCATTAAACTTCTTGTCTTTTTCGCTGTTTTCAATTTCTTTTTCCAATCTCTCTTTTGTATCATAGAAAGCTTGTCTCTTCTTTTCGTATTCTGCATTTACTCTTGACACTTCTTGATTATTGAAATTATCAACTTCTGCTTTTATATCACGCATTTTATCGATATGTTCTTGTATTTCTGCGTTCTTTTTCGTTATTATCTCAACGCTATCGTTTGAATTTGATAGTGTATCGTCTATTTCTTTAATTTTTTCTTCTGTTTCTTTTTTAATCACTTCAAGCGATTCAAAATCTAAGTCTGTCTTGCTTTTTATCAGCTCATCAATTCGAATAGGAATGTCTTCCAGATCGTCGTTAATTTTCTTCATACTTGATTTTGCCATCGCTTTCAATTCATCTATCGTGTAGTTATCCAAATCAAGCTCTTTTAAGTCCTTATTTGCTTTTAATATCTCGTCTTTGTCAACATCATCAATCAATGATAAAAGCATGGTTCTACGCTCTTTTTTATCTAAAATAGCGTTAAAATAAATTGGGTTAGATAACAAGTTAAATGACTTTTCGTCAATTAAACTGCCCACTCTTGCGTTGTAATCTGACTTTTTTATTGGTACAGAATTTATATAATAATCAGTCGTGTTTCCTGTAAATGTTTCTTGTGTACTGCCTCTTTTCTTACTCCAGATTTCTTTATACACTTTCATAAGCTCAATTTGTTGTCCGTCTGCTTCTATAATTCCAGTAACCTTGCACTCGATATTATGAATAACGTCTCCGTTCTTATCTATAGGCTTGATATTGAAGTCTTTTCGATTACTGCTATCTTTATCCCACAATAACCAACTATACGCATCAAATACAGTTGTTTTTCCTGTTCCATTCTTTCCGCTTATATGTGTTGTCTTGGCAAAATCAATCACCAAATCTTTAATACCTTTAAAGTTTTCTATTTTCAATTCAATTAATTTTATTTTCATATTTTGTCCTTTCGTGATATAATCACATTGAAATATTTATTTTTATCGGCTGTATTTGTGGTTATCTACAGTCGATTTTTTCTTTTATAACTCTTTTATATCAGTACCTCTGTAATAACCTTGCATACCCTCACTCTTTTGAAAATCAATCACAATTCTGTGTTTGAAATACTGATCCAATTCTTCCTTTAATTTGTAAGGTGAGTTATCATAAAAATACTCCAAACACTCATCTGTAATATCAAAATCAATAGTCGCCCTAAATTTCATCTTTTCTCTCCTCTACATTTCATCTATTTCTTTAGCTAAATTAATAGCTATGCTCAAACTATTTTTGTTTCTCAATCTTTGCCAACAGCCGTTATTTCTCGACCACTTGAATCCTTTTCTTTTCAACATTGTTCTCATATCTTCATTTGGCTTATATCCAAAATGCATTTCTACACGATTTGTTATGTCATTTGAAATGACGGTACAACTATCAAATTCCACTTCTTCGTATTCCATCGCATCTAGTTCTTTTAGCTGTTCTAATCTTTTTTCTGCTGACTTGATCATCGCGTTTAAATTGCTAAGAATATATGAAGGTGCAGGCTTTTTATTGAAGCTATAATCTTCATCAATTCTTCTGTTGATTTCTTCTGCTTTCTCATCGCTCAAATCTTCGAAACCTACCATCGTTTTGTTCTTTCTGTAATACTTATTCATATCCTTGTACTTTTGTTGTCGTGCTTTTAGTTTTGATATTTTTTCTTCTAAAAGCTCAATTGCTTCAGGATTATCGCTGCTAATCTTTGTGTTCTTTTCAGCTGCCTTTATTTTTTCGTCGTAATATTCTGCTTTTTCTTGCTTTTCTACACTCTTTTTTATGCTTGCATCAATCTTGTCTCTATCTTTTTTAGATCTCTTTTCTGAGTGATGCCCAATTAAAATTGGTTGACCCAACGGAATATTATCTTGTATTTTTCTTGCATTGCTAAAAGCCTCTACGCTTTCCGTTCTCATCTTGTCTGCTTTTTCTCTTAATTTTTCAATTCTCGATTCTTTTCTTTCGAAATAATCTTCTCTACCTACTGCCATTTTTTACTCCTCTTTTTGCTGTTTCTCTAAAAAATCTTGCTTTGGATAACACATCATCATCACGTTTTTCCATGCTTTTAAGCCAAGCACGATGTATATCCTTTTTTGTAATAATTTCTCCTTCCACTAATTCTCTTGACTTCTTCTTCATAAATTAAAGCATTCTTGAAGTGATCACCAAAATATTTAAAAGTACGAAAAACTTCAAAAGCATAATACATAAATTGCCAACAGTTCTCATATCATCAAGTCTATCTACTTTTTCAATTCTTTTTCTCTTAATTTTTTTACAATTTCCAATACTTCTTTTTTCGCTTATTGGTCTTGCGATACCTTTCCATACATCATCTTTAAAATCCGATACTCTCTTTTCCATAACCTAACTCCCTTCTTACCTCTTCTCTTCTTTTTTCTGCCCTATCTTCCATAAACTTACTAGCAATTAGCTTACTAACCTCTTTAATAGCTTGTTCACTCAAATTTATGTCATTTATTAGTATTTCTTTGTTCATACCTACGCTCCTAAAAATTTATTAGTAAAGTATATTTGTCCTTTACCCGTAATCTTAGTTGTTGATGTTGTTCTAACACTTCCGTTAGGATTACTCATTATTCTAGTTTTAACTTCAAACAATCCACGTTCCATTGAGTATTGTGTTGGCAAGTTTTTGCGTTCACCACTCTTACATAAATAATCGTGTTGTCTTAACCATTCAAACAACTTATTTTGCCCAATATCAAATCCGTTTTGCTTTAATCTTTTAGCAAACTCGCCTATCAGTATTGAGTTTTCAGCAACTTCACAACTGTCAGCAAATAACACCTTCGGCTTGTCCCTCTCAATCTGTGCCTCTGCCAACGCCCTCTTAGCTTTTTCCTCTTTTAAATTTGTAGCAAGTCTTATTAGGTAGTCTGGATCACTTAAAGTCTTTTCAATAACCTCACTACTCATATACGCCCCGTGCTTTCTAATTGACGGTAACACCTCTGATGTAACCCAATCTGCAAATTTTTCTGCTTCAGCTTTTCTACTTTGAAATATTAATTTATAGAGGTTGGACTCGTTGATGAAGTTCATCTTCACATTTTGAATAGCATCCGATCCATCTGCTTTTTTACCAGTTACTACCCCTATGTCAGTAGTACTGACACCGTCTCCGTTAAGTCTAGTCTTAGCCATTCTTGGATTGTTAATCTCTAAAATCCTACAAATATCAGTAAGACTAAAATAAGGTTCATTGTTTATTACTTTTGTTCTTACTTCTCCAAATTCGTTGTTTTTAAAAATTTGTAAATCATTCATAGTACTTCTCCTTTTATTTATTACGGTTTAACCGTGTTTTTAATTAAAAAATTAATTTTATCATACTTCATATTGTAGTATTTTTCTATCTTTGGCAATTCATTAACTCTAGGATAAGTTATCGCATTTTCCCAACTAGATAAAGTAGTTTTCGAAACATTTAAATCTTTTGCCGCTTGCGACAATGTTACCCCTTTATTTGCTCTTAAAGCTTTCAACGTAATTTTGAAGTCATTCTCCATACCCTCACCCCTTTCTATTCGTATAATCTCCACCAATCAACATCAAACACTTCCGCGATCCTTTTTGCCACACTAACTGGAAGTTCACCATCTTCTAACTCATATTTACTAATCGTTCTTTGATTCTTTCCTACAAGTTTTCCCAAATCGGATTGACTCAATCCATTTTCTTTTCTTAATCTAATTAATAAATTCAACATATTGTATGTTCATCTCCTTTTTATGTGTGCTTACTACTACATATGGTATAATAATAAGTAAAGGAGGTGAATAAATTATGAGCAACATGTTAGCATATAATAAGAATGCTGCGTTAAACTTAGCGAAGGAATTAGCTCCCATAGCTATTCAGAACGGACTTGCTAATGGTGCTACTTCAGAAGAAGAATATGCAAAGAAAGTAGCAACCTTTATTAAAGTTTTAGCTACAGAGTTAAGTACTGGAGATATAGAAGAAAACGGACAAAATGTTCATCTATATTAAATTTCAATATTTATATGAATCTGAGTACAATGGTCATTGTACTCTTTTTCAATAATCTCAACCAAGCTAAAACATGTTTTTAATCGTTCTAGATCGAATTGAGTTAGTTGCTCTTTTAAATCAAATTTGACAATAATTTCTTTATCCATCTTCTCACCCCCATTCCTACCTAACCAGTTTCAAAGCTATCAAAATCAAATCCACGATTATAATAGCTACCAGTACGTATTTTATTGCCTTATACCTATTTCTCATATATAATAAAGATAAGCTAATAGCCTGTGGAGGATTAACTCCCCCACATATCTAGAAGTTTGATGATTAAATCTATAATCTTTTCAGCTAGACTAATAATTGCAGTTATTAAAGCCAATTTGATTAGATTTTCATCAGACTTCTTTTTTTCTTGCTCTTCGCTCACCTTTTTCTCACCTCCTGTACTTGATGATTTTATTTTATCACGGTTTAACCGTGTTGTCAATATTTTTTTTATTTTTTCCGTGATTATTTGAAATATTTTCAAATTTTCTTGTTTTTATCGTGATTTAGTGCTATAATATTTTCACCAAGGAGGAGCAATAATGAAATCATTAGAAAATAAAGAAGTTTTTTCTTCTAACTTAAAATTTTACATGAATAAATTTGGTATTAATAGAAATAAATTATGTGATGACTTAGGATTTAAATACATGACTGTTTCTGATTGGATTAACGCTAAAACATACCCAAGAATAGATAAGATAGAAATGTTAGCTAATTATTTTAACGTTAACAAATCAGATTTAATAGAAGATAAAATTGAAACTAACACAAACAAACTAACAACAGACCAAGAACAACTGATCACGCATTACAACAACTCCAATACACAAGGAAAAATAATAATACTCACCACAGCAAAGAACATCTCCAAAGCATACCCTTATTTATCGCGTGATGAAATGATCTCATACCTTAAACAATTCCAGCGTGCAGCGTATGGCGACATGAAATCAATCTATGACATGACAGATGAAGAACTAGAACAACTATACATAAAATACAAGGAAGACTTCGAAGATGACTAAACAAGACATAGACCTCATAGTACAAGGATTAGTTGAAGTCGTAGGAACAAACAACCTCAAAGACATACTAGAATACCTAGACATCAAACTAATCACACACAGTAATACCACAGAATACGTCAACCACAACGGCAAACAAATCATCTACATATCGGAAACAATCCCAGAACAACTACACGATTTCGTACTTGCCCATGAAATAGGACACGCAGTATTACACGATCATGAAATAATCCAGTATTCAAAACTAACCACACACAAAACCCAAACAGAAAAAGATGCCGACTACTTCGCATTCAAACTCTTAGGAAAACAAATAGATCCAATATACCAATATACAGCACAACAATACGCAAAACTACTACAAGTAAACGAAGACATCATTCAATACATAATACAAGACAATTAAACTCTTAGTACGCCATATTACATTTTTTCGTACTAACAATATTTAAGTATTGAATAAATGATTAAATGAATAAACAAAAAAAATACCCCTCACACAAAGTGTAAGGGGCACCTGAGCATACATGATATACTCACAATTCGTATCAATATTATATCATGTATGCTCCTAAGATAAAATAAAAAGGAGTTAAAAAATGAAAACAGCAGTGGCTTATGTTAGATTTTCAAGCGCAGGACAAAGAGAAGAATCAATACAAGCACAAAAAAGAGCAATAGACGTGTATTGCATACAAAATAACATCAAACTAATAAAAACATACGAAGACCACGCAAAAAGCGCTACAACAGACAATCGACCACAATTTTTAAAACTGATTAAAGAAAGTAGATATAAAGAATACGACTATGTAATAGTCCACAAACTAGATAGATTTGCAAGAAATAGATACGATAGCGCAAGCTATAAACTAAAACTAAAAAAGAACGGCAAACAACTACTCAGTGTACTAGAAAACATCGATGGATCTCCTGAATCAATCATAATGGAATCAGTCCTCGAAGGTATGGCAGAATACTACTCCGCTAACCTATCACGTGAAGTAAAAAAAGGAATCGACGAAAACATGCGTAGCTATAAATTCATAGGTGGAAACGTCCCTTATGGATATGATATAGTTGACGGACAATATACAATAAATGAGCAAGAAGCAAAAGGCGTACAAAAGATATTTGAAATGTATCTATTACATTACACATACGCGGATATTATGAAATACCTAAACACAAACGGATACAGAACAAAAGCAGGCAACAAATTCACAAACAACTCAGTAATATATTCAATATTAAAAAGACGTCTTTACAAAGGCGATTACGTTAAAAATCTAGGTAAAGAAAGAGAATTTATAGCCGAAAATGTAATAGACCCTATAATCGATTCGAAAACATTTGAAGAGGTGCAAGAAATTATGAAAGTAAAACAAATCAGATCAAGTAAGAAATCAGATTACGACTATCTCCTATCGGGAATTATTTACCACAAGTGCGAAGATGGATCAATTCATAAAATGATTGGATCATCTGGACGTGGTAAAAGTGGACGTAAATATTATTATTATAAGTGTAAACACTGTAACACTTGGGAACGCGCCGATAAATTAGAAAAACAAATATGCGAATTTCTAACAGATGTAATCTTTTATAAAAATAACATTGAACAGTTTATACAAGCAACATACCAATCAATAAATGATTTTACAGAAGACAACAATGAAAAAGAAGTATTAGAAAACAAAATAAAAGAAATAACAAAAGAAATAGAACAATACTCAAAAGCAATAGCAAAAGGATTAATAAGTGATCAAATAATAGAAAAAGTAAACTCATTAGAACAACAAAAACAAGAACTCAAATTTAATCTATCAAAAATAACTGAAAAAGAACACATCACACTTGACGAAGTAAGAGAATATTTTTATATAAATAAAAATAACTTGTTTAAAGACAGAAAACATCAAAAAAAAGTTATCCGAACTTTAATAAAAAAAATAGTAGCAAGCAACACGCAAGTAAACGTTGAATTATCAACATTAAAAGCGTGTTCGCTTACTACTTTTAGTGGCAGGGTACTAAAA